TCCATTAGCATTATTATGTGAATGAATTACTAATCCAGCATCGTTAATAATAGTTGGTGCTGCATTAAAGGTAACAGTATCTGTAGTTGCATCCCCTAATGTAGTGTTTCCATCAACTGAAAGAGTGCCTCCAAAGTCTACTGATAAACCAACACTTAAACTTAATAATTCTGCATGGTTTCCATCAAATGTTGTTGCACCTAAAATTCCTGATGAAGAATTAAATGTTAGATTACTTCCACTCTTAGGTGCTAAATCACCAGTCGCAGCAGTTACAAACAATGGGAAGCAAGTAGTATCACTTGACTCATCAGCAACAGTAACAGTCGAAGCGTTTGAAGATGCACTTGGACTCTGCCATGAAGGAGCGTCATTACCATTACTGGTCAATACTTGACCTGATGATCCATAATTACTTGCTCCCTCTATTGCGATCGCTCCAGTAGATGTGATGCGAAGTCTTTCCCCCATCGAAGTATTAAATATCAAATCACCAGAATTAGTTCCTTTATATTCTGCCTGAATTTCTGCTAGGTTTCCAGTTCCTGGAGTGGAATTAAAAAATATACCTGCTTTATTACCAACTGCACCACTTGTGTAAATTGAAATATTACGACCACCAGTTGTGTGAGGTGATACGGTTAAAGTGGATGATGGAGTTGTTGTGAGGTCAGTTCCGATACCGACTTTACCAGCAGATGTGATGCGGACTCTTTCTCTAACTGTTCCATCAGATTCTTGTCGAGTTCCAAAAGTAAGTGATGTGTTTTTATCAGTGCTTTCGGCAACACTATGAATGGTTGCCTGACATGTGCTGGTGGAGTTAGTAGATGCGTTTTGAAGCAATATTCCTGTATTATTGCCTGAATTTTGGAAATATCCTGTTACTGATGAAGATGTTGATGATCCACTATAAGAAGTAGAGTTAGTATCTGATACATGGAATTTGGTGCCTGGACTAACAGTTCCGATACCAAAATCACCATCGTTCTTTATGACCGCCTTTATTCCTGATGTGCCACTATTACAAGTATGAAATTGAATATTAGTGCTTCCACTGTCTGAGAATGCTACTATATTTAAATTTCCACTACTTCCACCATAATTAAGTTTAGCTATCGAACTACTACCTGAATTACTATCTCCAAAAAATATCTCTCCTCCCTTAACATGCAATTGTGCCAGAGGATCAACACCTACACCCACTTTACCATCTGATTTGATGCGAACTTTTTCTGAACCCTTGGGACTGAATACAATATGTCCATTAGATGAGTTACCACTTCGTATTGACACCGCAGGAAGGTTTGAACTCTCTGAACCTAACTGGATACCTGCTATACCTGATATTGGAACACCACCTTTAGCAACTGGTGTGGTGCGAACATTACCACTTCCATCAGTTCTACCAAGCACTAACTCACTAAAGTTTCCAGAGGTGGTACCTTGTTCTAGTTTAAGAGTAATACTCTCATTACCTTGACCAGCCACATGCAATTTACTATCAGGTGCATTAGTTCCGATACCAACTTTACCATTTGGTATGTCAACATTTCTATCATGATCAATATGAAATGCTAAATCAGCATCATCAGTACCTCGCATGTAGAGTTGAAACTCTTGACTACTTGCAACATCATTTTTATCAACAGTAATTCTTAAATCACCATTACCTGGTGTTCCAAATTCATGCAAAGCATTATTTGATGCATCATTCAATTGTAAAAGACTAACACCACTAGTATTGTTAATTAATACATTACCCTTAAATGTTACAGTTCTATCACTCCCAACTGTCATTGCAAGAGATGGTCCACCACCAGTATAAATGTTTAAATTATTACTTGAGTCAGATATTAATCTTGAGTAACTACTGTTACCTGAGTGTTGAAGTCTTAATTCAGCAGTGGATCCATATACAGTTAATAAACCACCTGGATTATTAGTTCCTACTCCAACTAATCCTGTTGATGTGATGCGAAGTCTTTCAGTTGCTGAGGCACCAGTGCGGAATACTGTATCACCAACAGTATTCACTATATGGAATTGATGATCATTAGCATGACCTTCACCGTAACTTAAAATATAATGATTTGAGTTTGCAATATTTGTTCCTCTTATATCAAGTTTTGCAAAATTAGAAGCAAACGAAGTTGTGACAAAAGATGTCGCAATACCAGTATTGGTTATTCTACCATCAGCTCCGATGCTAAGTGTTTCTGTACCTTGAACTTTAATTACTGCAGAACCAGTTCCAGGTGTATTGAAATTAACCTTAGCATTAGCATTTGTTCCTGAAGGTGTTATCTTTAAAGCATCATTAGCATCTGGAACATTTAATTCAAGTTGCCCATGAGAATGGATGCGAAGTCTCTCTGCAATTGTACCATTATATCTTGTATGAAACTCTATTCTACCATCTTCAGTTCCATCAGTAACATCAGAAGATTTTCCTATAATATAAGAATAACTTAATTTTTCACCAGCGCTATTATCACCCTGATATTTAAGAATTCCTAGAGTATCATTATCTGCGGGAGATGATGAGTCCTTCCTCAAAGATACTTCAGCACCAGCGGCATCTGCGCTATTATTACAAAATTCTGCAATATTATGACTACTACGATATACACCTAACAGAGCATCACTATTGGTATCACCTATAACAAATTTACCATCAGAACCTCTCAGACGAGCTCTTGCATCACCACCAGCACGGAAAATTACATCATTTGTAGATTCCAACGTACCATGAGTTCCATCAGATGATAAAGTAATTTTATTAGTTGTACTAACACTATTTCTTCTTAAAGCAAGAACAGCACCACCACTCGCATCTATGTCTAATGTAGTTCCCGATGCAGGATCAGTTCCAATACCGACTAAACCATCTGTTGTGATGCGTAATGCTTCATCAGTAGTTCCATAAGCACCTCCACCAGAAACATGGAAAGTTAGACCTTGCCTTGCTGCTATTCCTAATGCACCATTACTATGACTGAATATACCAGATAATTCTTTAGAACCATCATTTTGTCTTGAGAAGAATATTCCTGATCCCTCATTACTTACTTCATCATGTGTTGCACTTCCAAATGATATGAATTTATTTGTTCCTGTTTGAATCTGTGCTTTGTATGTTGTTTGTGTATAATTACCACCAATATTTACAGTACCACCTGATGTGATGCGAAGTCTTTCTGCACCATTTACAAACGCTTGGAAGTTATCTCCTACTGCACCGATACGAACAGTTGAACTTGCTGTTGTTCCACTCGCTTGAAAAGATATAAAAGCATCTGTCTGATTTGTTTCAAATAAACCAGCAATTGATGAACCGCCAGTTTCTTTACTATGGAATTTGAAGTCTGGTGATATTTCTCCCAGTCCTAATTTACCACCTGATGTGATACGCATTACCTCATTATTTGAACCACCAGTATCAAATGCCATATCACCAGCTTCAAAGTTTCTTATTCTGCAATTTGGATTTGTCTCTTGATCAATAAGAATTTCAAAACCATCAGTCGCACTAACTCCAGTGGTGCTGTTTGTCATATGGAATCGCTGTTGTGCGGCTCCAGCATGAAGATGGAAAACTCTTCCTGATTGTGTTGTGGGGGAATTAGTTCCGATACCCACATCACCATCTGATGTGATGCGAAGCACTTCACCTAATTGATTATTATCATTTTTCAAAGTATTAATAACAAGATCAGCTTTTAATCCATCACCACTCAATGGAGCAATAGCCTTAGCAATTACATCGATCCCAAGATAAGTGCTCTCAATACCACTACCCAAAGTTGATGTTCCTAAAAATGTAATGTTTCCTATTATATCATCTACAGCTGGACTAGGAGAAAGATGTGATAGATTCAACTTAGGTCCATCACTTGCACTCGATGATTGGAACTTAGCAACATCTCTGGAAGTTGTTTGTGCATGCAGAAGCATGTTCGGATTATTAGTTCCAATACCAACGTGACCACCCGATTCGATGCGAAGTTTTTCTGAACCATTAGTTGCAAAAATTTGATGAGCATCTTCCCTTAACCAATGATAAATATGTGTCTGTTGAACTAGATGGAATCCGTCACCATTCCCACTACCAGAAGTGCTATTAGTTAAATGTAAAGCAGCACCAGATGTATCAGAACTATGAATTTGTAATTGTCTCGTATAAGCAGTTGATGCATCTGCACCTTTACCCAGACTCATATTTCCCGCAGAGTCGATGCGAGATCTTTCATTACCACCACCAGTGGCAATAATTAATGCACCACTTGCTCTAATAGCAGAGTCAGTTACATTATTACCTTGTCCTACAATAAAATCTCCAGCAAGACCGAAAAGCATTTTATCTGCATGATTATGTTGAATTCTTAAACTTGTTCCATCACTACTATTACTATTCAACTCTAAAACACATGCAGCAGTATCAAATATTGAAAGTCTCCTTGCTGGATCAGTTCCAATACCAACGTCACCATCTGATGTGATGCGAAGTTTTTCACTATTATCAGTTTCAAAGGATATAAAACTTTTACTTGCACCACTATTGCTTTCAACATCAGCAGCTAGCACCAATCCTTTAGAAGAACTTATCTTTGATGCAGTTCCAGAACCACTACTATTATGAAGGAATAGTGCTGTTGAAACGCCAACATGAGGTTTAGTAAGTGTTAGTCTCGCATTATCTCTCGTCTCATCATCATGTGTGTAAATATCACCATCTGATTTTATGCGAAGTCTTTCTGCTGCTGCTGCACTTTGTGGTCTGGTGACAAATACTAAATCAGAACCATAATCACTGCCAGTTCCATTCTTGACTGCTGCAATACCAGTTCCAGCATTTTTATGATAATCAGATGGTGAAACTTCAAAAGCAAGTCCTACTGAATTATCTGCAGCATCTCCAGCATGTTTTATAACAACATCATGCCAAGTATCTCCATCACTTGCAGAGAAAGCAGTTGTTCTATTCGCAGGTGCTATATTTACTCTAGCATTGCCAAATGTAGTTCCTGCTCCACTTACTGATACTTGACCAGTTGATTTGATGCGAAGTGCCTCTGTTCCTGACTCATTTTCAAATCTAATATCATCACCCTTTATTTTTAAGGCACCACTACCTGCTTCACTGATAACACCATGAGATCCATCATAAGATATTTTAAAATGATTATTAGCACCGAAAACTAACTCTTTTGAATTTGCTAATTTTATCTGTTCAAGATTAAATAATGATAAACCACTGTTTATAATATTTGTTCCACCCATCTGGAAATTACCACCAGATATATTAACACCACTTCTTGCAGTTACTACACCAATTGAATCTACATTAGTTACATCTTCATAAGTAAGTGTTCCACCTATTGAGACACTTCCAGTTACATCTAAAGTAGTAGCAAAAATATTTCTATACCTAAGAGTTGAACTTCCTATATCAATATTGGTGACTCCGTTTGGAGGAGTCATATTTCTGGTGGTAATATCACCCGTAAATGCTCCACCAGCTAAAGGCATCGCTGTGCCGACAGCAGTCGTTACATATGCAGTTGTAGCTACTTTAGTTGTATTATCACTTGCAGATTGTGTTGTTGCTGTTACTCCATCAAGTAATACCCCACTAGATCCTGATACTAATCCTGCTAATCTTGTTGCAGTAGTCGCCACATCAACACCGTCGACTGTGCCTGTTACTTCTATATTTCCTACAAAGGTTGAAATTCCAGTTACATTTAATTGTTGAGTTTCGGTTGTTCCAAAAACTGTAATTCCAGTTCCTACAGTTTGTAATTTTAGATT